CCTCTATTGAGCCCCTAGAGCGCCACAAAGCGGCGCAATACATCAAAGTGCCTAATGTTGCGTCACCGCCTGGTGAGGTCGTTAGGGAGTCAATATAGCCCGACTCTTGGCGCCTGCGATATGCGAACTGGTTGCCAGCCGACACAGATTGCGTAAGCAACGTGTAATCGTCCGATGGGTTGCTGATGGTTATGCCCAAAAATGACATGACCTGCGCGGCGGTTACCCAAGTACACACGGGCGCATAACTCAATGTGCCAGACGCGGCTTGACGTGCCACATCTGATGCGGTTACGGCATATAGCACTTGATTGGGAATAACAATTGCCGGGTTGTATTCCAGATCGCCTTCATCGTCAATGCCTATGAACTCATAAGACGGAAGCGCCCTAATTGTGAACGTGCCATTGAACGTGGCATCTACTGCTGCAACAACAATCGAATCACCGACCGTCAACTCCGCTGGGGTGAGAAGTTGAAGGACGGCGTAATTCGACGTGAGTTGCTTACTGATGACCTGATAAGTGGCCATAATTTTGGCCTACCTTTCAGATCAGCCGACTGGAGCCATCTTGACGAATTTGGACGAATCAATCATCAAGGTTGCAAGATACCCTCTGAAGGCTATTGTGCGTGACAACGTAGAAGGCACGTCAATACTAATTGCGCCCTTCTGCTGCTCGAAGATTTCGTAACCAGAAGCATCGCCAACAATTAGCGTGTCTGCTGCAAAGTTGCGATCAACTACAACTTGCAAACCGAAAGCATTGCCGTTTACTTGTCCTGGTGCAAGGTTGCCAAATGCGTTCATTGGGCCAATCTGTGGAAACAACGGACGCTTTGATGAATCGCTAAGGCTGAGCAAAAATCCCCACCACTCTGGGTTGACAAAAATGTGGGTTGGCAAGTTGCCGTTAGAACCGCTCAAAATTGTTTGAGCTGCACCCGAAATCCATGAAGCCCAATATGCAGCGTCAGTTACGGAAGCAAGTGCAAAGTTGCGAGTGACGGTTGCGCCGGTCTTCAAGTTGTCTGCTGCCACGTTGTCAGTTTCGTTGGCATAAATGCGAGCCATGTCATCAAGTACCAAAGAAATTACTTCGGGTGTACTCCAATCGATTGATTGTTCGGACAACGTGACAAATCCACCGTACGTACCTTTTGTAACTTGGTTGTCGGTAACGACGTAGGTTCCTTGAGTAAGTGAAGTGTTTTCAGTTGCCTGATTGCCAATTGAAGTGTGAGTTGTTACTTCTGGGCGGATAAATACTTTGCCGCCTTGTGGCATTGCTTTTGCACCGATTGCATCAATTACAGGGCGACGGCCGATGAAATTGTTGTAAACAGGTTGCACGATCGGCAACGGAAGCACGCCAGGAATATCAGTAGTTAACACGTTTGGCGCGGCAGCTTGGATGCCTTCGCTCATTGCTCGCCATTGATCGCCACCAACAACAAATGCTGAAATGTATTCAGCTGCTGATGGCATTTTAAATTCGCGCTTGGCGGTTGCAAAAATGGTTTGTGTCGCAGCAGATGCTTCCACTACGGCTGGGGCTTCAACTTTTTCGTTCATTGTTTCTGTCTCCTCTTGAGGTGCTACTTCTTCAATAGTACTTATTTCTTCTTCTTCTTGGTGGATACTCGCGGCGACTTCCAAAATGGGTGCATCGAATGCGCCCTGGCCGACTACCGAGAGCTCGTCCCACTTAGCGCTGGTAACAACCATGACGCCGTCTTTGTCATATTTGAACTTAAGCGGGGTGACTCCAACGCTGACTTCACGAAGGGCTCCGTCGCTGGCCAGCACAAGCGCTTCCGAACCGAGGGCCGTTTCCGAAACACGGGCAACGAATAGCATTCCCTGTTCAGTTTCTTGACGCTCAACAACGGTGCCAATGACTTTGGTTGAATCGTGGAACATTTGAAGGATGGGTGCGCGCCCGTCAACTGGCAATGAGCCAGGTGCAAAAGCCACCATTGAGCCATCGGAAACTTTGGCTGGAGTGTTGTATCTGACCGCAATTCCCGAGATCGTTCGGCGTGGCGTGTCGCCAGCTGCCGCGTCAATGGTGAATGCTTCTGAACCGAATCTGATCATAGCCGTATCCTAATTTCGTGCGATTGGAGTTTGTGGGATATCTAAATCTTCTGGCATGTCGTTTGAGTCTGACATGTCGCCGCCAAGGTAAGCCTCGGACAAGTAATCCGACGTGTCAAACCGTACAAAAGTTCCGCGCGGAAGAACATTGTCTGATGAAAGTGTTGAGGCGATGCACTTGGCTATCGGGGCACAGGCGTAAGTCCAGTTGTCAATTCGGCTTTGCTGGCTGGATTGGTATGAGTACGCGCCAATTGATACGGAAAGCAAGAACGAAGGCACGCCCAGGTAACGGCCGAGGTCACGAGCCGAATAGTCAGCGGACTCAATCATCATCATCTTGTCTGGTGTTGCATCTGTTGGCACATATTCGATGAACTCATTTAGAGCGGCCGTGTTGTTGCCAGACGTGCGCGCGATATTGAACTGCTGTGCAAGATCATTCAGTTCGGCAGAAGTAAGCGGTTCACCGCCAGTCTGTTTCAGATAGCCGCTTGGCAGGACTGATTGGCTTGCGCGAAGTCTTGATTCTTCAATGCGTAATGCGGTTTCTACTGCGCGTGCGCCGGCAGAGTTAAATGATTGCATTGGTGAAATGAATTGGATGACGTCGCGCGGGTCTAATTGCACGCCGTTAAATACGATTTGTTTTGATGGGCCAAACCAGATTGGGCCTGCTTGATCAAGCGTTGACACCATGGCGGCTGGCAGTCGAGTGAAGTTGTTTGGGTAGCCGTCAGCGGTGCGATCGTTTGGGTCTACATACCAAAAGGCCCGTCCCTCAAAGATAAGGTCATCGCACGTCCAACTTAGAATAAAGTCGTTTGGAACGCCTTTGTCAATTCGCGCAATCCATGATCGCGGCGCTAGTGGCACTTCTTCCATTTCGTCACCGTTCCACATTTCGCGGTACATCTCTAAGTTGAGTTGTGAAATTGTGGTGCAGATCAAATCGCGACTGCGCGCAACAACTGGCAAGGTCATAGCGCGCGCTCTGCGAGTGCCGTCTGTGTAAGACGCAAAGTAGCCGATGTTGTATGACGATGCTCCGACAGCTGCGGTAACAGGCGATTCTTTGGCCGTGTTTATTTGTTGCGATTTGTTAAAAAGAGCCATAACCCTACTTTGTCATATAAGTGGCAACCGCGCATGACTTATCCGATTCCGACAAAAGGCAAGGTGCGCGGTCGCCGACAAGAATGTTAGTGGTTAATCGTTACCAGCATGGGTTTACCGCTGTTGACGGGTCGCGCACATAAACCGATACCCCAGACCATTGTGCGCGCTAACTCAATTGGCCCAGGTGATCGCTTGCTGGACAGCACGATGGTGTTGTCGGTGCGAACAGCAACGGCGCGCTGGACGTGTTCGGCCAACAGTTTTTCACCCGTGTGCAACAGTCGCGCTTCGGCAATCATGTTTTTGGCAAGCGGTGTAAACCGTCCAAGTTCTGCGTAACCCACGACAACTCTGCGGCGCTCGATGTTTGGTGGACAGGTTGCGTCCACGGTCGGCGACAAGGCAAACCTAATTGCGGGGTCTTTGGCAAGTTCTTGCACGTTCTCCCACAGCTCTGTAATTGATTCGGCAATAAATGCGACGGTGACAAGCACCCGACCGTCAGACAAGTTGACGCATCTGGTCGCGCAGTATCGGGAGTCATCCAGCGAAGACTCGATCGCCACGACCCCACCGCTTGGCACGTCACCTGTGTATTCCAATGACGGCCAGCGCCCTGGCTCAATCCATCCGCGCACAACACTCACCCAAAGGTTTAGGGATGCGCGCAAGAACGACGCCCGATCAGGGTTGGTTGATTCTTGCCTAATTGTGTCCATGTCTAACGTGTGACCAAGTGCAGGATTACCCCACGCCCATGACGCAGGATGCAACGGGTCAAGGCTCGGGTCAGGCGACCATTCCGCCATGTACATCGTGGACGGCTCTCCTTTGTCAATCGCTCGAATGCCTGCTTCACGCCAACGCTGGAATAGCACAGATTCTTCGGTGCCAGCCGTGGAGAAAAAACACGCCAACGGGTTTTTGCGTGCGCGCTGTGCCGGCAACAGACCGCCCTCAACCGAGTCAGGGTTGACGTCAAACAACTCGTCCACGATTACAAGATCAATGCTCATACCGTGACCTTGGTTTGGCTTTAATGCTTTGACCCACCATTTGCTGCCGTCTGGCATGGTGGCCTGATAACGACCGTATGACTTGACGATCTTCGCGCCGTAGTACTCCTCAAGGATTGGTGCCAGATCATCAAATAACAAACACGCAAGATCAAGTCTGTGCGCGCCCGAAACCACGGTCTGTTTACCGCCACGGATCTTTGGCATCTCCACAAGCCAAAACAAGATCAGCGCTTGGATGATTGTGGTCTTACCGTTTTGACGCGCAACCGACACAAGGCTCGAGCGATGCACAAACTTCTGATCTGCATCCACGGCCAAGATTCCCTCAAGTACGTGCATCTGCCAGGGCATCATGCTGATCTTGAGTACCTGTTTTGCCATGTCCCCCACAAGTCCAGCTAGCGAGCCGGCATGATCTGGGACGATCGTTTCCAATCTCGGCTGGTCGTGGCCAGTTACCGCTGGTTCAGGCTGGTTCGGGCTTTTGGCGACAAATTGTTGGA